ACCCGACCGGCCCACGCAGCGCCCACCTGTATTATTGATCCACCATCCAGCGGCGAAACTCTTACTATACTGTGACGTGTCAGTAGACACAGACGCCGGTATATAGTCACAGTGTCGGCCATGTTTCAGGCGTGCGATATTATTACCATTGCCAGACGTGAGGCCCTGCACTACTCGTTCCGTCTGTGTGAACGGGTTGTATATATGCCACTTTCCATTGGCGGCGCCTTCTGCCGGTCTCTTGTTCTTTCTCCAGCTCTTGAAGTCTGAAATATTGACGCCTACACAGTCCATTACCTCCCAGATACAACCTACGAAGCCCTCCATTCCCAGGACCTTGGTAACACCGGTATGTACGCCGTATACGGTACTGCCCGCTCCGATGTTGTCATGTACACCCGTCTGATAATCTGGAGAGTTACCGAATCCGTATACTCGCTGATCGTCTCTGTTACCAGACATGAAACGGGATATAAGCGCTATCTGCTTACTGGCCTCGTATGGTGTACCCATGTAGCCTTCACCACGGAAAGCGCACAGATTCAGGAAGTCCTGGTAAGTGTAGTTCATCGCACTTACCGGCATGGCCGTAGGTGTTCCGTCTGCATCGTATACCCATTCTGTCGAAGTTACGGACGTTCCGTTACCTCTTTTCGCTGTACGCCCGGCGATAGAACGAAGCAGGCCCAGGTCGTCGATCGTGGCGGCGTAGATGGCTTCAAGTCCGGACCTGAAAAGCTCCCACCCTGGCTCGATGGCCTCTATATCGTCGCTGTCAACCGCGAATACCTCTATATCCTGAGGCACTACCCTCATAGCCGTAAAGTACAGGTATTTCGCTCCTGCGGGTACGTCTCTGAACACATAGTCGCCCTGCTCGTTCGAGAAGTCCACGGGGCTGTCTGTCGTTCCAGTTATCGAAAGGGCCGCCTTACTGATTACCTGTCCGTTTGCATCCACGAAGGCGGCGCCGTATGTGGCGTTATTCATACCGACATACCTAACCTGTTTCATGTCTTCGACGTCGATACGATATACAGAGCATGACGAAAGCGTATTAACGGCCGTGTCGATATTGAAGGCCTCGCCTACTGTCACGTTATCCATTGCCAGGCCTACGTTCTCCCTGTATACTGCTTCTGCCAGTGTAGCGGATTTCTTCACGGTCCAGGTGTCCTCCGGTGCCTCAGTGTTGTAGGATACCAGCGTATATTTTTCCTGGTTCTTGAAGTCGTTGATACCTTTGTACCAGTGTCGTGGTATTCGGATGAAGGAGTCGGTACCGCGTCCCAGTTGGTCGGTATTATCGAAGTCGCTACCGTCGTAATACTTCTTATAGTTCTGTTTACTCAGCAGATCCAGGTGCATACCGTTCTGGTTCTTGTCGAAGGTTCCGGCTACAGGCAGACACTTACGGCGGATCTTAAGGATATGGCCCGAAGGCTCGAAGGTCGTACCGTAATCGTATCCCGTCTGGTTATCCAGGTTCGTGACGTTCTCCGAATCCGTCACCAGGTCGTTCTCCTTGAAGGCGCTGTATGCCTGCTGCTTGATGGTCAGCTCCGGGAACCTGGCGGCCCACTTGTTGATATATTCATCTTCGGTGTACTTTGTCAGCCGGTACGTACCTACCAGGGCGGGCGCTCCTCCGTCTGCCAGTGTAGCGTCCACACCTTGCAGCCCTGAAATATTGCTCAGTGCCTCCAGTATGTCACCGCGTCCCTTGGCGTTGATGGGCGTCACTCTTACGTATTTCAGACCGGCACTGTTCTGGTTGATGATCTGTGCCAGTAGTTCCAGGCCGTCGATATGTGCGCAGCTTTCAACGATGACGCGCTCGATGGCCGTTGCCGCCGGTCTCTCGAATACGATCCCTTCCATGGTAAGGGCGGGAAGGTGACGAAGTGAAAGCGTCTTATATGTCTCCGGTATCTGCAAATAAGTGATTTTCGAGGCCGGGGCCACGTCGATACGCTGCAGTTTGGATCCTGCTGCCTTCACGGTTGTAAGTCTTGGGCAGTATCTTGCGTTCACGGTCGTAACGTCTGTTTTCCTAATATCCAGTTCCTCCAGGAATGGGAGATTACCCAGATTCAGTGTAGACAGATAGCCCTCGTTATTGTTAGACTTCACGTAGCTTGCCCCACCGATGAACAGTTTACGGATAAGAACGAGTTCCGAAATATCCCAGGAGAATGGCGAAGGCGTACAGTTTGACAGGTCGAGCTCTGCCAGGTTATTCGCTCCGAATACGTAGAGCGCCGTACCTGATCCGGTGTTTGTTACATACGTTCTTAGTGTGTAGCTCTGTCCTGCCTCCAGATAGCAGCTATCCGTTGCGACGTTTGTACGGTCCACACCGATACCGAAGTATCCGGCTTTCGCTGCCTTTATCCTGATGGTGATATTTGTACCTGTTGCACGCATTGTCACCTTCGATGCGAACATGTCGCCTGTCTGATAGAATCCGTCACGGAACAGGAAACGCGTCTTAATGAAGTCCTTAAGTCGCTGTATGCTCAGGCCGTGGAGTGCGTAGAAGTAGTTAGCCGTTGCCTTGCTGTGCTCGATATACTTACGTTCACCGTCGAAGGAAGATACCACCTTCGGCCACATGTTCAGTCTCAGGGTTACGAAATACCTGATCAGTCCTGCATAGCTGAACGGATGCAGCCCGTCGGAAAGTGTCACCTCTCGCATAGCCTGGGCCACCTGTCTGACTGTTACGGTATTATCACCCTCATCGTCGAGCCATATACCATTATTACCGAGTGCGGCGTTTTGTGTGAACAGTACGCTGTCGTGTCCCTGGTATACACCTCCCGGATCATTATTAGGATCCAGCGTCGCCGGTATTGTCAGTCCGCAGTCGTTATCACTTCCCAGGATGGTATCGCCGTCGTACAGGTGATTAAGGTACATTCTTACCACCCCGTCTTCATCAAGATAGAAGCCCACCATCATGTTCTTTGCTCTCTGGTCCACTGCAGCGATATAGTCAGTAAACACATGGTAACAGAGGACTGAATAAACATTCGCGTAGTTGTGCAGTTCCTTCTGCCATTTCTCCAGGCGTCTGGCCGTCGTACCGTTCACGGAAGATCCGTTTATGGTGATACGGCCGTTATCCTCGTTTAAGTTCTGGTTACACTCCTGGCAGAATCGCAGCCACCGGTACAGTTGGTAAGGGATTTTCTTACCCTGTTCGTAGAGGTCGTTAAGATCGTCGTTATCCGGGTAGCGGCTTTCGTAGTACTGCAGCCATACGGGCTTGTCTTCTGCGTCGAGCTGCAGCAGATCGTCTACGCTGTTCACTCCCTGGAACCAGCAGAATCCGTCGTACTTGCGTAGTTCGTAGTTCTCTACAGGGTTCACCACGTCGCCGGTTATCACCCACCGGCCACCTGTATAGGTCATGTTTCCGGTTGTTTCTGTCCATGCTCCCTCTCTGTATCTGAATACCTTGTGAAGCGGTCCGCAGAACTCAGACAGTACATAGATATTATCGGCAACCCATTGGGACTTGTCTACGCGGCTGGCGAAATCTGCCAGCGTCTCGTCTCTGTTTGCTACCAGTTCGATGAAGTCGCCGTAATTCAGACAGCCCTTGTTATATCCATCGACGTCCTCGAAGCCGAATACCTTGGCGTCTCCCTTGTCCTCGTTCCAGTTACCCTTCGCGTGGAAGTATCCGTATGACGGACTTGTAGCGTCCGGACTATAACGGTCCGTACGGAAGAAGGCTATAGGCGTCGACGCGATCGACGTATTTATGATATACGGGTGTCCTGCCTTGTTATACACCTTCTGGGCGGGTGTTACGTATCTGTCTCCCAGTGCTCTCTGGAGATCGTTAAACAGGTGCGTAGATCCGCCGTTATTGGCGCCACCGCTCTCTGAATAGTCCACCTTCACCGTTACGATCTTCGTAGGCAGTGAATCTCCCTTCACCTGGATACGTCCGGCCTGTGCGTTGGCCAGGCACTCGTTATATTTCTCCAGGTCTGAGCCTGAGAACTCAGAGGCCTGGTGTAACAGTTCGACACTCTGGATCTTTCCCTTGATGTTCTTAATCGGTCGTTTTGCCGATGTCGTACCCTGGTTTGTTGTCTGCATCACCAGTTTACAGTCCTGCCATGGTCTGTCCGGGAAATAAGCGAACCAGACTAACAGTCGTTCCGTCTTCTTATCGCCGTCCAGTGTCTCCAGATATTCCGGGTAGTTGTCTTTCGCCTCGTTGTCGGCTGTGTCCGGGTGCTTACATACCACGAAGTAAGGCATACCCATATTATAGAGTGCTGCAGCCTGTGGTCTGTTTTTCGTCGTGTTCTCAGCCGTCACGGAAGCCATGACGTCGTTAAACTGATATTCCGTCACCATCTGGTCGGTGTCGTACATCTTAAGAAGGTAGTTATCGAAAGCCTGTTCAAACGAATAGTACGTCTTCCAGGCCTTGAAGCTGTAAAGATACAGGTCGCCTTCGATACCGTAGAAAGTAACGGGCGTGTCGTGTCTTGTCAGAGATCCGGCCGTATATTCACATGCTCCGATCTCCTCACCGTCGAAGTACATCTTTACGACACCGATACCTCCATAAGGAGCCACGGCCACCGGTTCTATAACGATGGCCACGTGTGTAGTCTCGTCGTTCTGTACTGCAGCCGTTATGGTCTTGGCCACTGTCTCCGCGTTGTCTGTCGTAAACACTACGTTCTTACCGTCCACGTAGAAGCCGAATCCGTTGGCTATACATGAGATCAGGCGGGCGCTATCGTCTGCGATATTCTTTTTCCTGATGGCGAACTGTATAGCCAGTCCGTTCTGCTCTATACTATCATCGTCGAACGGTTTGTAACTCAGTACGCCCGTAGCGTCTTCTGCAATTCTCAGGGCCATAACTCCCGGATCCTGTTCGGTTCCGTATTTGTCTGTTCCGAAAGAATCCTTTACGAATCCCGTAGTATCCCAGTTTACGCCCTGCACCTGCAGCGTTACTCCGCTGTCGCTGATGGTGTGGTCTGCCTCGCTGTTTGACCTGGTGGAGAAATCCATATCAAACTGCAGCTGTGTCCTTACCTCCTCGATACTGAGCATACTACCAAACACGACGAAGGGCGCGGCCTGGCTCGAAGCTGTTCCGCTTGCCACTCTTACATTCAGTGTTACGCTGCCGTCCGTCTCCACATTCTGCACCTTATACAGGTAAGTATATGTCTGTGAACGGTACGCCGTTCTTTCCGTCTGCTGTACGTCGTTTACCAGTATGGCGGCTGTCGGTGCTGTGGTAGCCTGGTCGTATACCGCGAAATCCACCGAGATAGTCTCGTACAGTTTCACCCTGGCCGTAGCCTGCTCACTGTACCACCTCGATACGATTACCGGTGTAGTATTCCCCTCCTCGATCACCATCACGGCCGTATGTAAGTAATTACCCTGTACTCCGGTCCCTACGATGTCGTTCCTGCGGCTACCTATATCCTCACCGTGTACGCGGATGGGATATGCACCGTGTTCCATGGTGTAGCCCAGGCAGTCCGCCGGGTTGATCGTTACGCTGTGGCTGTATGTATCCATGACTGTAGCCGTTCCCAGTGTGCGCCACTGTCCGCCGATGAAGATCTCCGTAGTGACGAAGATACCTTTATCGCTGGCGTTGTTTGCGAACTTATACATAGGCAGTGACTTCTGCGCTCCTCCTACTGCCAGGGCTGTAGCCGAAGTATAGTTAAGCGTCGTTTGTGCCGAAGTAACTGTCACGTCTACTGCTATCACGTTTATGGTTCTCTGTCCTGAGTTGCCTGCATTGTCGTAGGCTACCAGTTTCAGGCGCATTGTTCCGGCTGTGGTGAAGTACGAAGACAGGTTAAAGATGAAGTCGAAAGTATCCAGGTCAGCCGATGAAGCGCGGTTCACATTCAGCGTCTCCAGTACCTGGTTCGTATCGCGGTCCCAGATTTCCACTGTCTCGATGTCGTTAAGTGTCTCAGTGTTTCCCTGCGTCGTTGCCGACTTGATGGCCGCTTTCAGTTCCACCGTACCGCCTGCAGAAACGTACAGGGGTGATTTTTCGCATACGATACTCAGGATCGTAGCGCTGCCACCTGTTCCCGTTCCTACAGGGAACTGCTGTTCGTCTCCCACTCCTTCACCCTTGGCGTTGACGAGTTGCATCTTCACCACTCCAGGAGTATCCGTATCCAGGCTTATGCCTGTCGGTATGGCCTCGTATGCTCCTCCTGTGCTGAGTGCATCCGTTCCGCCTTCCTCCGGTGTGTCCTTCGTCTCTACTCTGGATCCTCCACCTCCGAAGTCCTTCCACAGGCCCACCTCTCCGAAGTCGTTTACCGTAGTACCCTGGAACTGTTTCGATTCCATGGTATTCTCTCCGGTAGAATAGGTAATAATCAGTCCTACCTTGGCATAAGTCACACCGCTACTCTGCTGGTATGCGAGGAGCTGCTGGACGGCTGTCTCCAGTGTGTAGTACTCTCCTACCGACGGGCGCCCTATCAGGCTGTCGATGATAATATACGGTTCCGATCCTGCTGCCAGGCTTCCGAAGTCCTTCCAGTTCTCAGCGTTGAGCCAGTTGGTTTGTGTCACCGTCTTACCGATATACTGGTATGTCTTCCAGATTCCTGCAGACAGCTCGAAGGAAAGGATCAGGCCTGAAACAGACTTACCGGCGTTCCATGCTGCATGTACTGCAGAAAGTTCCTGGTTATCAGGATCCAGTAGGCTGTAATATCCCTGTACTGGTATTTCCGTCGTAGCGTTGAAGATCGACGCCGGTACGTTTTCCGGAGCGATTGGTACCATGTCGGTACCATTCCAGATATACGGGATATTCTTAATTCCGTCGATATAGATAACATTCTCCTCTAAGATCGCTGACACGTACTGAAAGTTCCCCGGTGTAGTCTCCTCCGATACGCTGAGCGTATGGGTATTCGTGAAATACATATACATACCGGCCTTCTCTGGAACCGGAACCTGTCTTCTTATGGGCCATACTCCCCAGAACCAGGCTACTGCAACCTCTTTACGGCCAAACTTTTCCATAAGTTCGTCGGTAAGATTGTCGAGTTTATCCTTGTCCTCCTTGCTCATTAGACCGTCGTTTGTGGCGGATGCGAGAGTATACCCGAAGGCCTTTTGTACGTGGTCCGGTACTGTGTTACCTTCGTATCTGGCTACGAAAGTGAAGGTGTCCGTACGGCTTTCTGCAGAAAATACGAGACAGTCAGAAACACCGATACCGAAACGGCTTTCGCCTGTGTCTCCTTTTTTAATGCAGAAAACGAGCCAGTAAGTATCGCCATCACTCCTTGAGTATATGCGCGAATCTACGGGGTATCCTTCCCACAGATATACGCCGTTCGCGGGTAGTTCCGCGTTCTGATGGGCGTACTCTGCCAGGTCTATGTAACGATCTTCGAGATTTCCACATCTCTCCTCCAGGGCCGTGATTCTCTGTTCTACTGTATCCAGGGCGTCGGAAAGGTCCGACGTATCCCCTTCCAGGGCGTCGATACGTAGTTTGATGTTGTTAAGGAGATCCTGCAGCGTCTCACTTTGTCTTACGCCTTCCAGGAAAGCGATAATCTCGTTAAAGTTGTCGATTGCCTGCGACGTGTTGCCTGACGTCAGCGCGTCGATCTGTGCCTGCAGTCCGCTCTGTACATCACCGATATGGTCTGACAGGCTTCGCCTTGCTTCTTCCTCAGTATCCAGGTCCCCACCCAGGTCTTCGATTTGCTGTAGGAGACTGGCCAGATCGTCCAGGAAATACTGCATCACTCGCGCCACCATCTGGTTCGTGACGCTCTCCGGGTCCGTGGCCGTATTGATCTGTGCCACCAGACCTGTAATAAAAGTTCTTGTATCTGCCATGATTCTATTTTAATTAAATTGTTCACTAAATACGCTTGTAAATATACGAGGCTTGACACTTCCGTATTTGGTCCTGAGTGCTGTAATATTGCTTTCATCCTCTACGGGCGTAAACGTAATCTTAAAGCTCTCCGGTTCAGTCTGCCGCTGCCGGTATCCCATTGTTTCGACTGACGGTATCACCTTCACCTCTCTATCCTCCAGTGCCAGGAATACGCTTTCCGACGTAAGCATGTCGCGAATAAAGTTCAGTTCGTCTGTTCTCTTGGCGCCTGTCTCTACAGAATATGTCTGGCCTATCTCCGTCCTCACTCGGTCCCTAACGAAAGAATCCGTTACGGCGTCGTATTTCTGGAATACAGTATCTTCCTGGTTCTCTATCGGTTTTGTGTCTATCGTTGCATGTCCTACTAAGTCCAGACGCTCATATACTCCAAAGGAATTAAGAAAGCGTACTGCACACCTTTCCTGTGCCGTTTCTGCCCGTTCTATCACGATCCTGCACGCTGCCCGGTTCGTGTGGTAAGGATCCATCACCTCGAACATATTAGCCAGGACGCCATAATCATTAAAGAAGGTCCGGCGCACCTGTTCGATGTTCAGTGCCATAAGAACTCCAGAAGATCCCGAACATCTCAGGCGCCTGCCCGTTACCGTTTCCCTGACGGTGATATATCCGTTTTCCTCTCCGGGTATCGTAGGCATAATAAAGGGAAGGGGTTCCAGTTCTGTCTCCTTAATTGAAATCTGCCAGCCGTATGTCCGCGTCGTAAAGAAGAAATTACCTCCATAGTTCAGAAGTTTCTGGTTAAAAATATCGGTTTCCATATCATGCAAGGCCCTAAAGTCCGTCTTATTGATACCACCCTTCCAGGCGGTAAAGCTAACGGTTTCAGTATCCTCTCCCGATGTGCTCACCTCGAATGTCGCCCACACCTGATTTGTACCTAACGGATATTGTAATACCGTATTAGTACCCGTCACCTGTTCCGTCTCAGCGAAGGCCGTTTCCAGGATCTCCGAGATATTCACGGTAAAAGTTCCCGTCCCGTTTCCAGTGAAAACCACTTCGTTATTGACATACACCTTATAGGTGGCCAGGTTCTCAGATTGCACGGTTACGTTTATAGGGTTGCGCGTGAAAGCGTTCCCGCTGCTTGGATATATATGTTTTATCAGGCTCATACGCTATAGTTCTGTGTAATAAAACTCCCGTCGTGTGATAGTTCTACGCTGTGTGCCTCCAGGAAGGCTGTACGTTCCCTGCTTGGCGTTGTCATAAACTCGAAGAATTGCACTTCCGTGCCGAAGTGTTCATCCTTCCAGACTTCATACAGTTCTGTCGTGCTGCTGCACTGAGGCGCTATAATGATATTATTCTGTTTCATACTACAAAAATCACATTTTTTCCAGACATACAAAAGGACACTATATCTCTACTGCCTCAAATTCCACAGCATAGTTATACTCGTCTCCAAATGAATCGTAAAAGTCGTTATACGGATAACTCTGTGATCCCGGCCATGGTTCCTCTGCCTGTTCGCTATAGTATTTCTTACCCCATACAGAAAAGAACTGTTTCGCTGTGTATATCCTTCTCAGTGTCTGTCCTGCCTCTGTCGGCGGGTTGTTTTTAAGATAATCATCGTTATACGGGTTGGTATAATTATAACTGTCTATGCCATTGTTCTGCCATTCATACTCATACCAGTACCACATCGTCCCCCAGTGATAGCCTGCATACGTCCAGCCATTTACCGGTTCAGTGTTGTATTCCTCCAGTCTTTCCTGTATCACTGTGCTGGCGTTGTCTTCCAGATAACTCCTTTTCACCTTCCAGGCCAGTGACGTCTCAGGTATCACCTCGCCGCCTCCGCCTTCCTCTCCAGGTGTCGCCGTGCTTAGTCCTTGTTCCTCTGCGAGGTTGAAGGATCCTACCAGGTTCAGAGACCGCATCTTCACGTTCGCCTTTACCTTCGAGCCTCCTGGCAGCGAGTAAGACACCGTATCGGGCAGAAGCCTCTGGCCGTGGTATAACATCGGGTCCAGCATATTAAGTGTCATTAAATCAAAAACCGGTAGTCTTACCTCCGTCTCTATTTCGTTGGCGGCGTGTCTCAGTATCGCGTCGTATTTCTTCCAGAAGGTGGCAAATATACCGTCAGAAAAAGTCATTAACAGCGTAAACGAAAAATCCTTCCCGCCTATCTTTATCCTGTTACCCTCCACGTCATACGGCATGATCGTACCGCCGAGCACCGTCTTCTCTGCCTGTGCTATTCTCATTTTCCTGGTCACTATCGGCAATGCCAGTAGAAAGACCAGTGGCGTGTCCGTGCCTGTATCATCCTTCACGCTGTCGCTCGTAGATCTTATATAGGTGTGCCGGTGTGCGTATCCTGCAGGATATTTCGGTGTCGGTGTTGCGAACTCCTTTACCATCTGTACCGCTTCGTCTACGCTCACGATGTCCTCTGCCTCCACACCCTTTGTCTGTCTGTCCCACCTGAAAAAGTTAGCCGACTGTCCCTGGTAGATATTGTTATCTCCGTCCCACTTATAGATATTTCCTGTAGTCAGTTCTATAAACATCGACGTCGGTATAAAAGATCCACTAAGCACCTTACACGAACTCAGTGCCGCCTGTCCCTTCCGGAAGTCCTCGTATCTTTCCTGTATATTATCATCCGCAAAAGTGAGGCCTGGCGTCAGTTTCACCTGCTTTTTGTCCGTAAATGTCACTGTCGGGCGTCCGATCTCGAAGTCTGAAATATTTATCTGTGCATCAGTTTCCAGTAGGTCCCGTATAAGTTCTATCCTCACGGTGTTTGTCTCGTTTTCAAGTTGGTACACCATTCCGAAACGCATATAAAGCGCCTGCAGGAAGTCCTCCACCGAAACAGACGGCATAAGGTCAGCGTAATACAGGTTTCCTGTTACGATTGCGTCGGCTGTATTGTTAAGTACCACGATTCTGGATAGTTCCGGATCTTCCCTGAAAGGATTTTTCCTTACCTTGTATCCCAGTGTGTCGAAAAGCACTTCCAGGATCTTCCCCACATACAGGAACGGCGTACACCCGTAGCCTGTCGGTAGCGTCGTATTTACAGGGTTGTCGTTATATAATACCTGTACTGTTCTGCTTTCATATACAAGATGATAGTATCCATCCCCGTCTTCCTCTATCAAGTTCAAGTATTCGGCATAGCGCACCCCATTCTTTGCCGTAGCCGATACCAGTACCGGAAATACGGCCATATCATCAGACAGATCCGGGTCGGCCATGATTCTCTCCAGTTGTACCGCTGCCTGTGCCGCCGATCCCAAAGGAATAACAGGAAGGTCCGGAAGTTCCTGCATATAAGAACTTTTCCATTTCGCGTATGCCTCTGCGTTATCGAATCCTATGTTTATGGTGATACCGGCTTTCCTCGACGCTGATACGACGTGCATCTGTCCCGTCCTTCTGTATGATCCGTCCTGTATGGTACAAGGTGCATCCCCGCCCATGGGGACGATAGCCAGGTCAGGCCTGAAAGGAAAATCCGTTATTCTTGCATTTTTCGGCGTCGCCGGTATCGTGACGGGTACGCTCTGCGAGGCCTCGTCGTTGTTGATAGGGCTTTTATTGTCGATTTGTATAGAGAAGTCAGCCGAGAGGTCCAGCGCTCCCTTTTTCGTTAGTATCTTCATGTTGTTTATTTTTTACGTGTGAAATGATTACGTGCGCTCTCGATGGTGCCCTTCGACTTCTCGAAGTCCTGGTAAACGATATACGCCTTTATCCTCTTGATACTCTCTGCAGCCTCTTTTATGTCCCTGGCCGCTTGCTGTATGCCTCCGGTGTCTGCTGGCGTCTGTGCAGGTGTTCCGCTGTCTCCTACCGGTCCGCCTTCTGCATATCCTGGCATGGGTGCCCCGGACTTCTGGCGTCTGATCGCCTCGATGGTTCCCACCGCGTCCACTACTCGCGGATCGTCCATTATCGGCTGTGGTACGACGTATTCTCCCTTATGCACGTACCCGGCCACCTCGTAGCGTCCACCGTCTCCAGTATATCCTCCGTCCGAATATCCCTTCACCACTCTTTCTGCCGTCGGTGCTGTGCTGTTGCTTCCTTTGCTCGTCTTACCAGGCTGCATGTTCTTGATTTTGTCACGCTCAGCCTTGGCGCTTGCCAGTTGCATTGCTCCCGTTACAGTCATCAAGGCAGCGGCCACACTTCCGGCGATTGGTCCCAGCTGTGAATAGGCCATCATAATAGATACTGCCGTATCCGCTATGATCTGGGAGCATTTGATAGCAAAATTAACGTCTGCATACTTTTTCTGGATCTCCAGTTTCTCGTTTTCCTTCTGCTGCTCCAGTTCTGTAGTATCCTCACCGTTGGCCTCTGCCTGGCTGATCAGTACATCAAACTTGGCTTCCACCGCGTCTATTTCATACTGCTGCATGGCGTCCACCATGGAAGAAGACAGGCCGCTATAGTAGTCGAAATACTTCTTAGCGTTCTGCGTCTGTAGTTTTAGTTTCTTTTGCTGGAACTGTTCTTCTGTGATATACTGCTGATCCAGCAGGTGTTTGTACTGTTCCAACTCATTATTAAATTCATCGGCCCAGGTGACGCCTATTTCCTGCTGCAGCTCGTACTGCTTTTGCTGATACTCGTAGTTTATCTGTTCGATCTCAGCGGCTTTCATTCTTTCCAGTTCAACAGTCGAGAGCCCGGCTTCCTGTGCTATCTTGATCATGGCGTCGTAGGTAGCCTGTACGTCTGCGATCATTCTGTCCCGCTGCTGCTGCATACCTGCCAGTCCTACAGGGTTGGCCGTCTCGATTTCCTTCATCTTCTGAGCTATTGCAGCCCTGGCCCTGAGTGTATCCATGTCAGCGGCCACCACCGCGTCGTTAGCCTCTTTGTGTACTTGCTGGCGTTTCTCGTCGCTTGTGATATTCAGTTCGTCGATACATTCCAAGTAGTCGCGTGCGATCTCCTCCAGTTGCAGCCTGTGGGCCTTTTCCACTTCCAGCATATACACATCGTAGGCCCCTTTTGTGATCTTGCCTTCGAGATAGGCCTTTTCCATGCTGTTCTTCTGCGTCTGGTAGTATGCGTTTTCTATCTCCAGACGTCTGTCCCTGTTCTGCTGTTCCCGCTTTATCAGTGCCTCCTCGTGCTGGTTCTGTGCGCTGTAAAGTTTCTGTTCTGCCTCGATGGTGAGAGTATGGATCTCGTCGAGTAGTTTCTTTTTCTTGGCTGGTGTCTTTTTCTCCAGGGTTTCCAGTGCGTCGATACGCTGCTGGTAGTATTTTACGAGTTGCGCGGTCTGCTCTACCGTAATATCTACCTGGCGGCGTCCCTCCTCCCGTCCGTTCTTTTCGATCAGGAGCATACGCTGCTTGTGCTCGTTCTCCAGCGGCTTAAGGATCTTAGCTGTCTCCTCACTGTTCCCATATTCTCCGGTCTCCGGTTTGTCTGATGTCTTACCCAGTTTACGAAGGCGCTGTATTTCTTTGTCTATTCGCTGGATCTCCTTGTTTTTCTTGGCGATGGCGGCCTCTGTGGATTCGTCCCACTGTTCCACCTGTGCCTTCTGCTCCTCCAGCGTCTTGATCAGTGATTTGGATTGTGCATTAGTATTTTTCTCCGTATCCTCTAACAGACTGAGTTCAAAAGCAGTAATTTTCTTTTCGATGGTCTCTATCTGTTTCCCGTAGTCCTCAATATCCTTTTTTTCACTGTCAGCCCATTTGTTTCTGAACCATGCGGCTATTCTAAATCCTAAAGCGTTTTCGCCGGTCGGGTCGTTGTCTGCCATTTTACGGTCTCTGGCGGCGTTCTGTCTTGTCTGTGCCTCGCTCTCCTCAGCCTCGATCTTTTTCTTCTGCAGTTCCAGAAGTTTCTCCCTATACGCTTCGATGGCTATTTCTTTCCGGATAGCCTGACAGCGACGGTTAATAGCTTCTACGCTGTTTTTCGTAAGCCGGTTGTTTTCGTCCAGTTTCAGGTTGTTATCTCCCGTCTCTTTTTTCAGTATGGCCAACAGTTTATTTTTCTCATCCACCGACTTGTTCTGGTCGTTGATGGCTTTTGTCAGGCGGTTGATATTCCCCAGGCGTTCGGCCTCCTTTTCCTTAATTGTATCAGCTATTTCCTGCTCTGTCTTCTGTGCAAGTGTCAGACTATTTGTTTTTTGTACCAGTTGCCATATAGCCACACCCAGAGCCAGTACTGCGGCCGCTATAGCCGTGTACGGGTTCTTAAGAAGTTCTATTCTCAGGGCCTTGGAGGCAGCGGTAAGGCCTCCGGTCGCTGCTGTCTGTCCCAGTGTTGCCGCTGTGTGTGCTATTGCTGCAGCTTTCTGTCTTACTAACAGTGCCAGAGATTTAAGACGTTCGGCGATATTCAGTTTTATGGCTGCCGTATACGCCACTACGTATGTTGTTATCGTGTAGGTGATTACCGAATATTCGTTAAACTTGTCTATACACCATCCGACGCCCTCCAGTAGTTTTATAACGGCCTGTATGAGTAGGCGGATCACTCCACGGGATTCGTAGAATCTCAGTACCAGGCCCTCCAGTGTAGAAGACAGTATGGCCAGTGATCCCCTCACGTTGTCGCCCATTTCCTCAACCATGCCGTCGAAAGCCTCTGTACAGTCAGACACTCCATCTCTGAGGCCCTGCAGAGAATCAGCGCCCTTAATAAACGTCTGGAAGGCGGCCACACTGCGCTTATCTGTGAGATCGAGGGCCCCGGCCAGGTCGATGCCTTCCTGCTCCAGCTTCCTGAGGCCTGCAGTCAGTTCGTCCAGGTTCTTAACCGGCTTACCCAGTGCGACGGCCAGTTTTCCGGAACTGTCTGCCATATTCAGGATAATGTTACGTGTAGCGGTGGCGGCGCTTGAAGCGTCGAATCCGCTGTTAGCCAGTGCGCCCAGTAGTGCGGTGGTCTCCTCAATAGTGAATCCGAAGGCATTGGCTACCGGTCCGATCGTCGACATGGCGCTTTGCAGGTATGAGAAAGAAAGCGCGGATTTCGTTGTACCTACTGCCAGTGTAGACACTACGCGTCCGGTATCTTCTGCCTGTAGTCCGAATATGCGAAGGGCGGCGCCTGTGAGTGCTGCAGCGCTTCCCAGGTCCGTGTCTACCGCCTTGGCGAATTTCAGTACCTCTGGTGTCATGGCCTGGATCTGCTCTTTCGCGAATCCCAGTTTAGCCAGCTCGATCTGTAGTTTTGTTACCTCAGTGGCCGTGTATGACGTGGTGGCTCCCAGTTCGCGGGCCTGTTTTGTCAAGTCCTTAACACCTTCTTTCGTGGTCTGCAGGATGGCGGCCAGTTTCGAGTTCTCTGCCTCGAAGTCGATAATTACCTGTATGGCGTTCTTGAAGGTGTCTACGATCTGTCCGGTGATGATCAGTCCCAGGCTCCAGAGTGTTCCCCTGATAATTTCGGTTATCTTATCCAGGCTTCTGAGGGAGACACCGAAGCCACTGCTTCCCTTGGAGGCCTTGCCCATCGCTTTCTCCACCTCGTTAAGTTCCTTTTGCAGGGCCCTGTATTTCTCAGGTTCCAGGTTCTTAACGGTGTTCCGTAGTTCCGTACGAAGGCGCTTAGCCATTTTCTCCAGTTGGGCGGCGCTCATATTCGTTTTGTCGAGCCTTGACTCCAGTAGTTTCAGTTTCTCGCCGTTTTCCTTGACGATCTCACTGTTTTTCTTAACCTGTGCGTTAAGGTTCTTATACTCAGCCGTACCGACCTTCCCTTCCTTCTCCAGTTGGCGCATTTCCTTACGTAGTGCCTGGTTGGATTCCTTTAGTTCCTGGTTGGCTTCCGTGATGTTGTGTATTTCCTTCTGCACCCCGTCTGCTTTCAGCGATAGGGTCCAGGAAATATAATCAGATTTTAACTTTGCCATAATAAAAACTTTGTTTTTACGGCAAAGATACAGTCTGCACCTTAAACGGGAAAGGACACAAAAAAAGCCCGTAGGTGTCTACGGGCTGTCTATACTGATTGTCTGTACTACCTTACATATTTGGCGTAGGCCCACTGTACCGGTATAGATATTACAGGCGTTACGATCAGGGTAAAAATAACGAAGGCGCCCAGTCCTGCCATGGTACGAGGTGTATACCTGGAAGTAAAGAACCAGATTACCGTTACGATGAATCCCAGAAGATATAAAACGTCTGCCATAATACGAAGTTTATATTTACACTGCAAATATAATAATAATTTTCGAGAACGCCAAACAAAAACGTAAAAAAATCATTTGAGGGTAGCACCTGCCTGTACGAGCTGTTCCCGTACCTGTTGCGCTATCTCGTCGGTATATCCGTATTCTATCCTCCGCCTGGCCTCTCCCATGACGCCGAAGACGACGCGGTTATATATCTTGTTATTACCCTTCGACTTCATATCCAGGAACCTGATATAAAGCGGTATTTCTGCCGTAGTCACTACACCCTGGCCCTCCACGTTGACGGTGAAGTCCGGGGCTGTCAGTGCTCCGATCAGCCGTCCCGTACGTCTTAGCGGTTTCCCCTGTGCTATACCGGCCTGCACCCTGAACACCTTTTCGACGCCCCTGGTGATCTGCTGTCTCATTATTTCGCCCAGTTCCGACATATTTCTTAGCTTTCAAAAGTAAAGTCTATCATCCATCCTGCCAGTACGTTATACCAGGTAGACACTGGCACCATCTTGATACTGTTTACCTTTATCCTTCCCAGTACCGGACAGCCCTGCCCCATATCCTCCAGCATACTGTCGCGTACAAGTTCGATAATAGGCTGTATTTCCTCTATACATGGGTATGATCCTCCCCGCTGCGGGTCGTATTTCTTTCCGATGAACACGACACCCTCGTTGTTATCCTCGAAGTTATCCACGTTTTCACCGTCCGTCTTCACCTCAGGCACGAGCATAAAGAGAACCATGTCGCCCGATTTGATGTCCTGGACCTTCCTACTGATGTCCTGTTCCACTGTCAGCGCTACGAATCCCTTTATTTCCGGGATCCTCTGCTCGTACTGTTCCCAGTACTCCCGATATTCTTTAACATTCACCATACAAATAACTATTTTTCAATAAGTTAGGATTCTACTTAAAGTAACACTTTAACTTCGTCGTGTGCTGTTAGGCTTATTGTGTATGTGCTCGAACTTGCATTTATATAAGTAGAGCAATACATCCCAGAAGCTCGCGCGGTTGACGTCCTGGACGTTACCGAAGACACCAGACGAGGCCACCTCGAAGGTGATACCCTGCCAGCCTGTCTTGTCATTCACACCTGCCCTGCCCTGGTTGCCTATAGGGTTGAACAGGATCGCGAAGGATATAGCCTCTCCGTTGATCTCTACCGGCTCGTTAAGTATCTGGGTCCATACTGCCGAAAACAGGTTTACGGAATGAAGTACCAGGAGTGACGGTGGTACTGGCTTCTCCAGTCCCGTAGCGTCCTTACGTTGTTCCCTGGGCCTGTAGATCTTCCGTGTCATTTCCTCGTAGATCTCTCCGATTTCCTTATCATCCTGCCCCTCCTCAGTTGCCTTTTTTGCCATTGCTGCCAGTGTCAGACAGGCGGTAAAGTCTCCGAAGGTCATACCGTCGAGCATGTCACCCGGCCCGATCCATCCGGCGAACTCCCTTAACATCTGGCGTCCGGTCCTGAGGCGTGGGGTGACGCTACGGCCTCCTGATTCCAGATCGTTATATATAAAGAATCCGTCGAGCTTATCAAGTTGAGCCTTCACCTCTTCGACGGTCTCAGGCCTGTATATTGTGTAATCTGCTTTCAGGCCCAGGAGACAGGAGATCCATTTCACCCGGAATGTGTCAGGCTTAACATATCCCTGCATCATGGCACCCGATAGCTTAAGGAACTCGATATACTGCTCCTTATTCAGTTCCTCCAGTGTTGACGGGATCTGAACTGTCTTACCTTTGAAAGTAAAATCTACCATATCAGAAAGTTATACCCCTTGTTTGAAGTGTAGGACCAGTTACATGATAGTCCACCGGCTGTTCTTCTGCGTCCAGTTCTGCCACCAGGTCCACCAGTTTCTCCAGCATGGCGGCTGCGTCTGCCTGCAGTGAGGCGGCCACTGCTGCCCTGGCATCCTTCTCTGCCTTCACCTTATCGCGTACCGTTGCAGTCTGCTGCACCTGTACGATACCCGTAGGCAGCACCTCGATAGGCAGTCTCTCCACGGCTTTCTTCACTGCCAGGAGTGCGAGTGGTCGCCGTGTGGCGTCCATGAGTTTGGCGCTCAGTGCCTCGTCTCCCTGCAGTAGTTGCTCGAATCGTGCGCGTGTCAGTATGGGTATGATGTTCGACTCCTGGACCTCCCGGATCATGGGAACCAGAGCCAGGAACAGGCGGTGGCTTCCGGTGATATAATATTCGTCGAAAGTCTCTTTGTCCTTGATCAGCAGTCCGGCGATGGCTTTCTTCTTTGGGCTCTCCATCCAGAAGGTGAACTCCTGGGCGTCCATCAGTTCCACCAGGGCGTCGATGGCCTCGTATGCCATATTCCTGATATTGTCTTCATCTTTGAACTCCTGGGCCCCTGTAAGTCCTCTTTCGTTCTCTCCCAGTCGCTTGCCGCGTCCTGCGTTGCCGTGCTGTGCCTCCAGTGTCGGGATCACCTTAAGCCAGGTGAACATACCGGCGGCCTGCTGTGCCAGTCTGACGGCCTCGCGCATATTCTCGGCTTCCTTTTTCTTTTCTTCCGTAGCGTTCTCGTCCGGTTCTCCCGTATCTTCCTTGTAGAACTTATCCAGGGCGTCCACCGTCTCACTTCCTATTACTGCCCTCAGGTCTCTTACTCCCAGTGGCACGATGGGGGCCCACTTGTCGAAGGTGAGATCCTTGTCAATCAGTCCCAGTACGTTCACGAGCTCATCGGCTCCCTTTTCGTTTTTGTTGAATAGTACCATATTTATATATCTCTTTTTAGTGTATAGGGCTTCCAGTTCTCGAAGTCCTTAGTAAAGTTATTTATCTCGTCGAAAAATTCCTTATAGAAGTATGCCAGTGATGTATCCACCGTTATACATGTCTGTTCTGTCCTTGGGTTGGTGTTTACGTTCGCCGATCCTTCTATCACGAAGTCGAAATCTTCACCGAATCCGGCCATTACCTTGGCGTGGTTCTTGAATACGCACACCCAGGCGCCGTATCTGTCTGCCAGGTCCTTAAGTGCGAGGTACACCTCGAAATACGACGCTTGGAAGATCTCGCCTACATAGAAGTCCATACGTCCGACGTCTCCACGTTCCAGCCACTTCTCTATCTCCTTAACGTCCGTAATGGCCATACACCATGTAGACAGTATGACATATTCGAGGCGCTGCTGCTTGACGATTACGCGTAGATACGTAAGACTGTCTACGTCTCCCCAACTGATGCAGTGGTATGCCGCTCCCTTCTCGAAATGCCAGGGAAGGCACTCCTCCAGGTTCAGCTCCGAAAGTACCCTTTTCGTAAAGTGGCGTCCCTTGGTTCTCGACGCCCTTACTTTCCTGGCCGCGTCTGGTACCACCGTCTCCGTCTGTGCCGGTGTCTGTACCGGCTCCATGGGCGCCGTGTCCTTGGTCTCCGGATCCTGCGTCGTTTCCTGCTGCTTGCTACCGAACAGACTACGCATTTGCCTCTACTCTCTTGGATGGTGATACGCTGCTTTCCGCTTCCACTATATTACGGTACATTCCTACTTTCAGGCGTGTGCCCGGATGGTTGGCGGCCAGGTATTGCCTTACGGGGCTGCAGAGGATCATATCCGGGATAGCCGTCTCGGACGCGTTGTATACTTTCAGGCTGTAGAGTTTTTCGCTACCGCTTGACAGTTTGTTTTCGATGATCAGGTTTGAAAGAACAGGATCCAGCCCGAAGCCTGAGGTGGCGGCGGCGTCTGCCTTGTTGCTTATCGCGATCTGAGCCTCGATATACTCTTTAACCTTCTTGTCTACCGGTTCCACTTTCCAGCCCTCGAACTGGTTGGCTTCCTCGTTCCAGTACTTCGTCGTGTGCATGTACTTTCCGACGTTTTCCCGGCCCGCGATATTCCCGGCGAATTTCTCCATAGCCGCGTCCTTGAACTCCTCCAGCATTTTGGGGCTGTATGCCTCTCCCGTCCGTTCGCATATCTGCTTGATACGTGCTTCTGCATCGTCCCAGTATTTCTGCGGGCTCTCAATATGCAGGCTTATGGCGCTGGCGTTCTCATTGTATGCCTTAAGGAGCGGGGCCAGGTTCCCGGCCAGTTCCAGCCACTCGAAGGCGCCCAGGAAACGGGGTGCGCTCATAAAGTCCTTACAGAAGGAATATATGTTATAATAGCGCATGGATACCTTGTGTTTGAAGGGATCGTTAGGATCGAACACCGGATACGTGTAGGTATATGCGGGGTCCGGATGCGGGAAGTCTCCCACCATGATCTCCTGGGGCTCGTTCTCTCCGTCTGGCGGGTATACCAGACAGGCGCGGTGATAGGGTACATGTTCGAGCCTTACCAGTTGTCCGGCTGCTCCCACCCTTGGGCCTCTATTCCTTATGAACTTGACGAAAAATCCCTGCATGTGTGTGAGATCCACCAGGCAGCGGTGCATAAACTCCAGCCAGTCCCAGGATTCCAGCTCAGCCAGGATCTTATCGTCTACTACCCATCTACGGAAGAACTTATTACTCTCCGCGTCTACTGCATCTTCGTACAGTCGCGGTCCCTCTCCCCACTGCAGGCCTGTGATCTTGCCCATGATACCCTCACCGGCATAGAAGCGGTCCAGTAGCCGGGCCACCTGTTGTGGAAGGTCGTTATGTGCTCCCTTAGGTATAATGTACTTGCCGTTTACCGACATTTTCCGTCTCGTGGTCCAGTGGTTGGGTGTCAGCATGATACTGGAAGGTTCCCATCCCTTGCCCTTCGCTCCCATCTGGAACGAGTACAGGCCTTCGCCTGTATCTATTATTCCGAAATTTCCCGATCGTCTTATCTCCATGACATTTATACTAAAATTGTTTTCATTCCGTTAAACTCCACCAGAAGGCACTCCCAGCACACCAGGTCGCGGCCTGTCTCCATATCCCGGAAAAACAGTTTGTAAGACGCGTTTTTCACCTCGCTGTCCCGTGCCTTAGGTCTCAGCCTGGCCTCCTTGATATATGCCAGATCTCCACCGTCTGCCGTCTGTCTGTTCCATTTCCGGAACTTCATCGAGAAGGATCCACCGGCTGAAGTTATCCGTCTCATTTCGTCGACGGCCTGGTATAGGTCTATTGTCTTCATCCTATTAAGAAGGTTTTAATCTGCTTAATTACACACCGTCCCAGTTTTCTGAGCGGTTCCGGCCAGATCATCACCAGTATACAGGCTATCACCATCAGGATAAGGGCGTACACCCTCCAGGCCCCTGGGCCTCCTGCTACTGGCGCCGGTTTCTTGGTGACGTCTTTTTCGCGGTTGATTTCTTCCCGGCTGCCTTTCTGTAGGCTCCGCTCTGCTGTACTGTCTGACTGTTCGACGCTGTTTTCCTTCTGGTGCCCTGTGGCCTTCCTGTCCCGTCCACGGTGGCCCCGGATGGTTGTCGTAGTCTTTTCATTTCCTGTCGTGTCTCGCTCGTGGATCTGTGTAAACTCCAGATCCTCCCACTCATTGTCGACAAACTCAGTGCTTCGCTCTCCTTCATGGAAAGAAGTTCGCTTCGTACTGCCTGTATCTCGACTAACAGACTGTTCAGTTTTTCGCTCTGTCTCTTTAGACACCTGGCGGCTGCTCCTGCAACCAGCAGAAAGCAGACAAAGCATAATGATAAAAATAGATGCATTCTTCATTCTTCGTTATGTTCTGTTCTTACTGTTCCTGTTTCCCTTTCATCCTTTATGGCCTGCACCTCCCGCCGGATCTCCGTCTTGAACTCTCCGAACTTGTTGGCGACATAGACGCCGAATCCGAAAATACCCAGGGCGGCCGACAGTGCCTCGCCTATATAGGTAAGGGGACCGCCCCCGATGTCCTGAGTTACGAAAAACGACACGAAAGCCAGGGCGATCGCAGACGCGATCAGAGCGATGGCCGAAAGATACTGCACCCATTCTTTGGTATTCTGTTTCATTGCTCTTTATTTTTTTGATTAAATTCTACGGCAAAGATAATCACTTCGCGCGTACACGAAAAGGACACAAAGAAGGCCCGCCACCATTTTACCGGCAACGGGCCCAGGACGGCCGGAGAAAGAAAGCCACTACAAAACAGGGCCGTCCTCAGGTTGACCAAACACCTGGTTATACGTCCGCGATGGCCTCCAGGTCTTTCCGTAGCATGTTGAGCGCCCCGGCGTGTTCCCAGTCTTCCCTTCTGTCACCCTGCAGGGCTTCGTCCAGAAGTTCGTCTATCACTCGTCGATACGTTCCCATGATGGTATCGCCTTTTTCCTGTATTTTGGCTATCGTGTCGGCCACCTTTTCCGTAATGATGGCACCTTTTACTTCTATTTTATCCATAGTCTTTAATTTCTTGTCATTCGTTTTTAATTACATTGTTCTTATTTTATATCCTGTTCCTGCACTTCGGTAGTCTTTTTCTCGTCGCACTCCCCAGGATCCCGGAAGACTGGACGGTTACGCGGTACACAGAAACAATCATAATTAACAGTGCGACGCCTGCCCTTGCAGTCCTGGCAGATCTCAGGTACATACTGTTTCATCCGAATACCCTTGTAAAACGTCTCCCGCCTCTCTCACGTCGGTACGTCTTTTTCTCGTCGTACCCTTTAATCAGCATTACGATCTGCCTGTCGGTCAGTTTCGGTACGTCCACCTCCTTGTATAAAAAAGCGTCTCCCTGTGATGCAAGTCTACGGATGGGCCAGTATCTTGCCAGGCTTCCAGGCAACTGATAGCGTACGGACACCACGTAGACCACATTACGCCCGTCACGTTCCGGCTGTATCTGTACCATCATGCCTGGCCCTCCTTTTCTTTCTTTAGCATTTCCGTTATTTCCTTACAGGTGTATTCCTTTCTGGGTGTTTCGAAATAGATACCCAACACACTGCAGTTATCTGAGTTGTACGGTATCTCAGTAACAGATATATACTCACCTGTTCTGTGGTGATAGACGCCTATCGTCTTACATCTGGGATACTGCTTATTCAGTCTTTCGCACACAGTTTCCACATACTTTAAGAAGGCTTCTTCTGTAATTTCGTCCTCCAGGCTAACGCGCTCCCACTCATTTAACGCCTTCTGATACAGGGCGCTTTTTTTCTTGTTGTTGATATTGTGCGGGTGTATGGATACGTAGCGTCTCATGCTGCACCTCCTTTCTTTCCTTCCGGTGTGTTCGCTACGAACTTCCTGCAGGTCATGGCTGCCAGTACGGTGAAGATCCCGCAAACCGGTAACAGGTCAGCCGTGATGGCTGCCAGCGAGATAAAGAGGAATACCAGGTGTAAACGTATCACCTGGATACGTGTAATACTCTCACCGCCCAGGATCTCCCCGGCGGTTCTGCTCTCTGACTGCAGCCACTGCTCCAGGGCTGACAGTGTGCGCATCGTGGCGCTTGTTCGGATCGTTGCTTCCATGTTCATGTTTAACCACTTTTTTAATACGCAGAAACGGCTGCATCCCGTTGGTTAAACATGAACACTTCCCGATAGGGCGTTTTTTCATTACGAGACGACAGCCGTTATACTGTATGCTGCTTTTTCCACAAAAATAACCCAGCGGGTCGGCCAGGCTGTGACGTAGCCCCTACGGAACATGTGTTCAATGTTTAACCGAGGGCAAAGGTACGGAGAATCCTGTGAACGAACAAAAAAAAAAAGTTAATTATATTTAATATCAAAAATTAAATTTATATCAGTGCCCGGTAATTCTGTCAACAAAAAACCGGCGGACCTCACGGCGGGCCGGATTGTACCTTTCAGATCTCTAATACCTATATAATAATTCGTTCTTATGTCGGTGCAAAGGTACGAAAAAATTGCGAATATCATATTAAAATCGACACTTTTTTAATGGTAATTTGTCGAAAAACGGCCAAAAAACGGCCAAAACTTGCAGTTTTTAGGGCAAAATTTTGATGTTTCAGACAAAAAACGACTGATTTCCAGCGTTTTGCAAATGTCCGACGTGTCACGTCCAAAAATCGACACGCTCTGCAGACCGGGCCGCTCAGAACTCGAAAGGTGATTACCGACGTCCGAAAAGGTGAAATGTGACACCTCGCCGGTCATTTTGTCGATTCTGTGACAGGTGAAAAAAAGCGCCCGAACCTCACGGCCCAGACGCTCCCGATTCTAAGATCTTTGACATCTTTATTTCTTCTTCCTATCCTCCATGAACTGCTCCACTGCACTGTCGGCCACAGTCTTGATAATACGCTGTACTGCCTTCACCCATTCGCGTCTCATGGCCAGGTACTTGAAGGCGTCGCTGTAGTTCGTCGATAACATTGGCAGTTTCTTGGGTGCCAGCTTCTCGGACTTCTTGATCTTGTATACCGTCTTCACTGTGCCGGTATATCTTATTTCAGCCTTTGCCTTCTCGATAGAGGAGATCAGCTCTTTACAGTTCACCTCGTCGATGGCCAGTTCCGGAAGTCCTGGTACATTCCCGGTCATAAACTCCTGCATGAAGTTGTATTCCGCGTTCTGCTTAATGGTAGCCTGTTTCCTTGACATCAGGTTTACGGTCCATCCCGTCCGGTTGCCTGCTGCATCATGCTCCAGGGCGTACTTGATCTGTGTAGCCTGGTCCTGTCCCTGCTTCTGGTAGTTGTTACCTGCACGGTCGTAGTATAGATTCAGTTCGCGGGCCTGGTGCTGCCCGAAGAACTGCAGGAACTGGTCGGCTATCTCCCGCATCCATCCAGGCGGCAGCTCGTGGAAGTTCTTGTGGATCCTGTAGGTATTTCCGTCCTGCTGTCCTATCACCATCGAAAGCATGTTACCGAAGTCCATACCGGCATCGATGGCCTCCCCATGGTGTAGGTGTATAAGTTCGCGTGACGTGAAGGCAGGAAGTCCCGAAAGCGTACCCCTGTACTTGTGGTGTTCCCCGAAGGCCACGTAAAAGCGAAGATCCCGCCTGAGGCCCGGCCGCATACCGAAGACAGACTTAAGGAACTCGTGAAGCTCCAGCGTACCGTTATACAGTCGCTCTATATATTCCGGTGTCAGAATATCTATGTTAATGAGTGAAGACGTATTTATACAGAAGGTGGCGCCCTTTCGCATCTTTAGCAGTCCACTGTCGTAGTACTCCAGCTGTCTCTCCAGGCTCCTGAGGCGCCGGGGGCTTGGCTTCTTTCGTCTGTTTTCCTTCTGGATCTTCACCAGTATATCATTCCTGATACTGGCGGCCTGTATGATATATTCCACGAGATCCGGGTCCATTTCGTTGAAATACCGGAAATACCAGTCGTCCTCGTTTTCGTCTATATCCGGCATATCCGTCGTTATGGTCAGTCCCAGGAAAAGGTGGCTACGTCCGTAGGTGATCGCGTCGCCTCTCAGGATAGGCAGGGCCCTGTTCGCCTTCGCTTCCCTGGCGTATTTCGCTTCATCGAAAAACAGGTGTACTACGGACTTACCGGCCAGTAGTGAGGGGTTATCCAGTGAGCCCAGGAACAGCACCGATCCGTTCCAGAAGGATATTACGTGTTCGTATTCGTCTACGATGATCGAGCACCGGCGTCTCCAGGTCTCCGGTGGTCTCTTTCCCTTGATATAGTGTACCCCTTCTATCCATCCCATCAGTTGCCATCCCTTGTATACGGCGGGCATGATGTTGTTATCCAGGTTGGAATACGTATTCGCTACAATGGCCAGGGGTGCGCCTGGCATGTCCTTAACGCATCGGTATATCCTTCGGGCCTGTATGACCGTAGATTTGGCCGTACCGCGTCCGCATACCATCAGCATGACGGTAGTATCCACCCAGTCACATACTACCTGTAGGATATGGCCGTATCTTACGTCCACGTCTGACAGTTCGTTACTCAATTTCTTCGACATCGGCAAACTCTGACTTATCGAATAACATACGCTTCTTAAGGTTGAATCCGTTTATACGGGCGTCTTCCTTAACATTCTCCTTGATGATAGCCGGTATTTCGGGTATGCTGTCGATGAAGGCCTCGACGCGCTTACGGTCAGTCTCAGGCGATCCCAGATCCTTGGCAGACGTCGTGTATATGACTGTAGGCGTCTGGTCGAGCAGTTCCTTGGGGATCTCGTTCTCCTGGTCCTTGTAGCAGCCTCGAAGCTCAGCGGCCATTTTAAGGTATTGGCGGGCCTCCTTCGGCTTTCCCATGGCAAAGAGCATGTTACTGAAATTCTCGCATCTTTCAGCGTACAGGTTCGCCCAGGCCTTCGGTCTTACCTCCTCTATGTCGTAGAAGAAATTCACGGCGTCCGCATACACCCTCCGGGCCTGGTAGTCAGTGAGGCCGTCGGCTTCTTTCAGGTTCCTTATGATACCGGCCTTTGTCACCAGGCGGCCGTTTATCCTCATTCTTGCCCTCAGGCCCCTTACTTTCTCCATCAGGCTATAATACACCTGTTCGGCCGCTGTAAGATCCTCCAGCGATCCGGTAGTATATATCTTCTGGATCTGGTTCAAGTCCAGGCAGTCGAAGTCTATCCGTGACGGTTTTACTATATCACCCATATACCTACATATTATCTTCGTCCATTTCGTCGATCATCCTGTTATAGGCGTGTCGGAAATTCACGATATTAAGTTCCTTGATGGCGTCCACGTTCCCGGCCTCTGCAGCCTCGTGCAGTTTCACCTCAGGCGCGGCCTTCGTTACGAGGATACCTTCTCTTATCAACTGGAAGACGGTAGTACCAGGCGTACCGGCGTCCTTAATAAGGTTTTGCGCATCTTCCCCGGACAGTCCCAGTGATACGGCTATTTCTGCGGGCCTGTATCCCAGTGAGGCCAGGCGCTTAACGTCTTCGCGTTGTTCCAGGTCTACGAAAAACTGGTCAATGGCTACCTCTGTACTCATTCTTTGCCTCCTCTATTCGTTTCAGCGCCTTCATATAATATACTTCGTCCTGTTCCATCAGGATAAAGTCGCGTCCGGTTCTGACGGCGGCCACGGCTGTAGTTCCTGAGCCTCCGAAGGTATCAAGGATCAGATCGCCCGGCTTTGTACTGTCGTTTATCAGTTTTTCGATCAGGGCCACCGGTTTCTGTGTCGGGTGAACTTTCACCCCTCCCTCCTTCCTGGCGGCTCCACTGGCGAAACTGTTTATACCTGTTATTATGTTGGTCCCTCCGATGTTGGCACCCTTACCGGCATGGAATAGTATAAGTTCGTGTATGAAGGCGTAGTGGTTTCCCGGCCCACTCATTTTGTCCCATACCAGCATATTAGAGGCGCCGATATATTGGTCAAAGATCGGATAATAAAAGGCGTATCCCCTCCAGTCACAGAAGAAATATATACAGGCTTCCGGTTTACATACCCTTGTAAACTCCTTAAAAAGGTCCCTGTAAAACGGCTTACAGATTGTAAGATCCTTAAAATTTCCCTTGTGTCCGTTGTGTGTCATACCCAGGAAATACGGCGGATCCGTAATCACACAGTCCACCGTATTGTCCGGTACGTTTTTCAGGGCCTCCAGACAGTCGTCATTAAAAACGCTATTTCTCATTTTACATTCACATTATAAATTTACGATGCAAATATACAATTAAAAATGATAATATCTATTTATAATCGAGTTAATATTTATAAATAAACTCATTCAGCCTGTTTTCGTCTGACGCTATCAGGGCACTGTAATTCGCTATCTGGTGTCCCAGTTCTGATTTGTCGCAGGGGTGGTGCGTCGTTGGTACCATATCCTCCAGACGGCGCAGCGCTCCCCTGTGACGTTCCAGGCTTTCAGTTATTTTTTTTTGCGGCGTTCGATCTCCTCGTCGATGGCTTTTTTCTTGGCGGTCCACTCCTCCAGCGTCTTAGAGGCGGCGGCTTTCTTCTCGGCGTCTGCCTTCTTATCCTCGACGATCTTCTTCTGCTTTGAGATCTGAGCGGCGGCGCTCTGTCGCTTCTTCATCAGGGCCATATCATCGAGGCCGGTAAGTTCCTGGCTGTTCTGCAGGGCCTTCACCTTCTCGCATTTTCCCAGTAGTTCGTGGTGTTCCTGGTAGTACTCCAGTTCCTCCCAGATCTCGCGGTCCTTAATGAAGTTCTCTACTACCTCCTCGCTCAGTCGTGCGGTCTCCAGTGCCTCGGCGTCGTCAGGCATTGCTGCCAGTTTCGCGTGGGCCTCCTTATACTTACCGTATGCCGTGAACATGTCAGATACCAGGATCTTAAGAACGTCCGGGCAGTCTTCATCATTCAGGAAGGGGAAACGCTCGCGAAAATGTATCATTTTCACAGTGGCGGGCGGCGCGGCCTGGTATTTCTTTTCGGCGGCCTCCAGGCTCTTGGTCAGCTTTGCGATGGTCCGGTCCTTATCGTCGATCACGTCGGCCAGATCCTCGGCGTCGATACCCAGGTCGTCGAGATAGTTCTCCAGTTCTGCCAGTTTATCGGCTGTTACCTCCCCGTCTTCCTTCTCGTTCTTGTAATACTCGATAATCTTCATCCTGGTCTCCGGGATAACGAGCTCGTCAACCGATACGCCAAACATTTCGGCCAGTTCGAGCAGGATCTTCTCTGTCTCCGGTTCCACCGTCTTAGGCTTCTCGACCTTTGGGGCCGGTATCTCGATCTTTGGCGTCGTAGCCTGTTGGCGGATCTTCTTAAATTCGGCTTCCGAAATACCGGCCGTCTTTCTCAGTTCCTCCATCAGCATGTCGCGTGACGATTGTGTTACTCCCATACGCAGGAAAGTCTGTGCAAGGTGTTTATTCTCTCCATATTTCGCGTAGAGCTCGACACCTTCGGTGTAGCGTCGCGGACCCTGGAGATAGTTAAGGATCTCGATTTTCTTTGTATCCATACGATATATTTTTTAAGACGCTACAAAGATAAGTAAAAAGGTAATTACCGCAGAAGGACACAAAAAGGCCCGTCACCTGTTACAGTGGCGGACCCGTTCTTATCAGATTATAGACAGAGAATAGTATCAACCGTTGTTAGCCACTCCGTCAGAGGTGGTTACGGCTCCTTTGTAGATACCGATGTCGTCGCCTTTGGCTACCTGCTGGAAGGTGAAGCTGTTGGCGTTGGCCTCGTTGTTACCTGTATACTCTACAGCCATCTGGCAGGGGTTACAGGGTGAACCGATAATATCGGCGGGCTCATCAGGGTTACAGTACTGGATAATAACGATAACATTCTTACCCAGCCAGTTAGCCTTGAACTCGCGGACCTCCTTTTTATTTCCGGGGTGTGAGAACTGCACGGATGGGCGGAATCCCTGGGCGTCGGCGTCTCCCTCAGAGTTAGAGGAAAGGGCTCCCGTGCCTGGTGTCAGGTAGATACCTACACCGAATTTGTTCTCCTTCATAACGATGTCCTCGGCGATCACTACACCGGCTTCGTCTCGCTCCGGGAAAGTGTCGATGTCGTCGACGTCGATAATGACGATCTTATCTTTGGGGGTGATACCCTTTCCGGGCATGCCTCCTGGCTTGTTTACATTAGCCTTTACGTATGCTGGCATAATCGTAATTTTTTTATGAGTTTGAGAAAAATGTTACATATAAGGTGAAGGGCCGGGGCCCTTCACCGTGAGAGGATCAACCACGGGCCACCTCGTAGAACTTGTTATCCTCAGCGGCAACCAACTGGATGAAGTGGCCTTCACTCAGTGTCATTGCGGCTGTCAGGACGAAGTTACCGGAATTGGCGATCGTAGTTGCGTTGGTAGATCCTGCACCGTAGATGGTGTATACCTTACCGGCCTCGGCTCCCGTCAGGTTGGTGATGGCAGTCGCCTGGGTGTTGACATTGGTAACGAAGGTGTCACCGTCAGCCACCGAAGGTGTAGTCGCATCAGCGGCGAACTCCAGGGCGTCGGTTGTAGCCGTAGCGCGTCCGATCTCGATAAACTTACCGTCTGAGCGCTTCATCAGCTTAATGGTGTCGCCCTTTGCAGGCTCCCAGCTTGCTGAAATCAGGCTGAATTTGCCAGACTTCGCGATCTGTACACCGTAATCAGTGCTTCCGCACTTCAAGGTGATAACCTTACCCACCTCAGCGTTGGTGATGTCGGTAATGGCGAAAGTCGTGGTATTCGCCACGGTCTTAATAGACGTGTGCAGGGTAGCGTCGGGGTTCTTGTCCTTCTCGCCGTCTACGAAGTAGGTAGCGGGACGGTCGTACTCGTTTGCCCAGATCATCTGACGTGTACCGTCCATGTCTGACTTCTTGGTGTACTTGAATCCTACGGCGATGGCCCAGATAGATTCTTTCCAGTTGCTCCAGACTTTCAGGCTCCAGTCTTCCTGCTCCAGTGAGAAATTATACATCTCACCGGCTACGTGCTCGTAGGTGTGGATGTTATTCTCCATGGTCCAGAAGATACGGGCGTGATTGTCAGCGTTTGGAACGGTGATAATTTTCACGGCCGGGTACTCCTTGACGTAGTTGATGTTTGCCTTGTAGTCCTGATTCGTACCGTAGTGCAGTTCGTTGTACTTGTGGTACCAAACGAGCATATACGAAGGAATATACAGGGCCAGGCTACCGCTGTCGCGGATCTCAGCCGGGATCATCGAGGTACCCAGGTAGAACTTCTCACCGATATTGGCGGGTGTGATCTCGCCCAGTTCGAAAGGTTTAATCTGGTATACCGTCTTACCATTGTTAATATCGACGTGTCCGTCGATCTTCTTACGCAGGAACTCATAGAGGCCGTCGGCTGCTGCCATTGCCTTACCTGGCTCGTTGAGCTTGGGGTTCTTGCGTACACCGTTGATACGGCGCTGTTCGCGTTCGTTGTGGAGCTTCTTGGCTGTCTCTGCCAGGATATACTCGATAAACGACCACTTGATAGGATTCGAGCCCTCCAGGTTGAGAGAGCCGATCCAGGTCTTCTCCAACTGCTTGAGGTTCTTGAAGCGGTGCGCAAACATGACGTCGAACATGCGCAGCGTCTCGTCGTCGAACTCGTAGTTACCCTTTACGACGTTATCGAAGTCGCTTTCCGTGTTGTCAGCCTGTGAGAACTCACCCAGCCAGATATTGGCCAGAGTAGCGAGATCCTGGTAGCCGCTTTCAAGCGGGAAGATTCCTTCGATAGTCGGGAGCTGTACAAGGAACGACTGCAGACGATCCTGCCAGCGTACACGATAGAAGGCGCCCAGGTCTTCCTGCAGACGCGAATAGTCGATACTTGCAGCCTTGGGGATAGCAAGCATCTGGAGGCCTTGGCGCTCTTTCAGGGCGGCCAGTGCGCGAACATTGTACGGGCGATCAAGGGCATACATGACACCTTCCATGCCTGCCAGCTGTCGCTGGTCGTCGAGGTTGAAGGTCTGGGCCTGGTGTGCGCCTGTACCTGCACCCTTACCGGGGTCTTCCTCTGCGGCCTTAGTGAGGGCCTGGACCTTGGCGTTAAGAGTGTCGATCTCCTTCTGCTTGGCCTGGATGGTTGCGGCGTCGGTTGTAGCCTGAGTCTGCAAAGCCTCCATCTGTTCGGTGGCTGTAGCCAGTTTGGTGGTCGTCTCCTGGAGAAGGCCCTGAAGCACGGCGGCGCGTGTGTCGCGCTGTTCTTCTGTCTTTGGTCCGTTCTCGTTTACGAAATCATTCTCAAGCGCTTCCTTGAAACCGGCGAGGAACTGGTCAGAAAATCCCATCGTCTTAAGTTTCTCGGTCTGCGCGTCGGTCAGGGTATTCTTGTCCTCTGCCGATTTGGTCCACTCGGTAATCCCCAGGATTGCCAGGAGTGCCGGTATAAAACTTTTGAACTTCATAAATGTAATTTTATTAAAAAATTATGGAACAATTAAGTTACTTTCCTTAATGGTAGCCTGTGCCAGTACCCATGTAACGGCGTCCTGGAAGGTTCCGAACTGGTCTACGTACCCAGCTTCGACGGCCTCTTTTCCGTTGAACGTCTCACCACGGAATATCGGGGCCTCCGGATCGTATTCTATACCCAGGTATCTGGCTACGTCTGTAGCGAAAAGCCTGTGAAGGTCTTCGAGCTCCTTTTTGATCCTGGTATCGTCGTTTTTCTCTGCCAGGTCTCTGAACCATTTGTTTTTAAGATCCGAACTGTCCGGGTAAATGTCCCGATAGTCGATACCGTTCATTTCGTAGAACTTCTGGAAGTTCATATAAGTACCCATCGTTCCGACACTGCCAACACTGCAAAGCTGTGAGGCAATGAAGGTACGGGCTGCAGCGGCTCCGATCCAGAAGTGAGCGCTTGCCATCGTACCGGCTATGTACGTGGCGATCGGCTTTTCTGCCTTCTCGATCAGGGCGGCCGCTATATCTACATGGAGGGCCATACCACCTGGGCCGTTTATCCAGAGCACGATACCGGCGATCTTGTCGTTATTGAGCGCCTGGATCAGCAGTTTTTCGAGCCTGAACGTCTCCCAGGAATAGAGGGGGCCCTCCAGGTTGATTACTGCCACACTGTTAGCGGGAAGGCTACCGTCGTCAAGTTCCCAGCGATCTGCCAGGTATGGCGTGGTAGCGTATGCCTTCGTCTCGTTGGTAAGTCTCGTTTCGACTTCCGCGATATTACCCGCCTTGATAGCGGGCAGAACAGTAGCAAGCAGACGGGCGGCGCCCTCGTCTGCTATAAGCCATCTTTCTGTGAGAAAATTATATATCTTATCCACCTTGCCTAAAATTTTAGGCAAAGAAAAGAAAGTTTTCCGTTATTATGAAAGACCTATATATTATAAGGTATAAGCGTCCGGATCTGTGCCTTTTCCTTCGAGCGTACACGAATACAGTCCGTCGTTCATGGAGAAGGATAGCAGAAGGGGATAACTTGGCGATCCTGATACTCTGGAATCTCCCACCTCGTCGACGTACTCAGCCACAAAGTAGCCAGGTTTCATGGTAATAATAGTCGAAGTTCTTTCCTTTGCCGGGTGCTGTACCTTAAATGTAATCTTCTTTTTATAGGTTCCCTGATCTGGTATGTCCTGGATCTTAAGACTACCGGGTACAAGTTCGGGGATGAAGGGTGTACCTTTCATCTGACATACTGCCTTTGACGAAACAACTGCAAAGCGCAGAACATTCTCTACGGGCCATAATTTCAAGCTGTGGGCCGCTGATACTACTTTATGTGCCATATATCATTAAAAACAGGGTTGGACGAAATTACCTCAAATAACCGACAAAACAGGGTGGTGCGTCGGAAAAATAAATTTGCTGATTTAACGTTTTTTACGCTTAACATAGTCACGCTTCTTTTTTCTCCTCATCTTATCCTTCCATCGTTGATAATTCTTAAGGAGGCCTTCATCGCTGATGTCCTTAAGGTCGTAGCGTCTTACAAGCATATAGGCAGTATCCTGGTAGTCGATCCCGTGAAGGTGCTTATTTTCATCCATCACCTCGTGGATCTCGGCCCAGAACATGGCCTTAAATCTCTTTTCCAGGATCCTGGCACCCTGGGCCGATATATAGTTATATCTTTCCGGATTCTTGCCGAATGAGAAATTACCGTCCCGTTTGTCAGGTAGTGCAAACTCCAGATTACCGTTATCTATTGGAGACACACCGGCGGGCCTCGTGGTCATAACGTCGTAAACCTTTTCGTATATATCAGTATGAGGCGGGAATCTGACAGCTCCCACCTTACCGTCGTAATACTTAGCCGTAAGCCATTGGGCCAGATACGGTTCGATCTGTATCTTAGTAGTAATCATGCCAAAACAGTTAAACCGTGCAAAGGTAATAAATTATATTCAATTAAGTATAAGACAGTTATAAAAAAATGTAGTCACAAATATACATTTTTTCTGTATATATACAAATTTGTTGCTAAAATATGCAGTTTTCTCCGGTTCTCTCCTGGCGTCTTCCTTGCTTTTGTCTCGTTACCTGATTCTAATTTTACCGGAAATTTTTGTATTTTTGTAACTTTCAATATTTCAAGTGGTAACAGCCTGTAACTCAGTAACTTTGTATCCGTAACGAATATGTAACGAACTTACTTTCCGTGAATAATGGCCCGAAATTTTTGTAACGAAGGCGGTACTGCTCCCTCCAGGTGACTACTAAACAGGTGAAAAATGCCCGATTTTGTAACAAACTGAATTTTTTTGTAACATGTTTGTATCGTGGTTTTGTAACTCTTTTGTAACTCTGGCAAAACACTCCGAATCCCCTTTATTTATTAGACTTTTTAACCTTTTGCGTTCAACTAATAAAGGCAGTGTAACGAAGTTACAAAAATTTCGGGTAAAATATAAAAGGGGGACGGGGAACGAAAAGTGGCGGGCGTGAAAGAATATGCAATAAGGCGCGAAAGGCTGGCAGGGTGGCCAGTTGTAAGGGTTAGGGTTCCGGATGGCTGTAACGGTGTCTGTATGGCCTCTGGAGGCCTTTTGAAACATTGTGTAAAAAGATAGTATTTTAGCGAAAAAAAATAGCGTAGAAATTTGGCAGTTTGCGGATTTTTTCGTACCTTTGCAGTGTTATTAAATTCGGGTTTTATATCCCTATTTTTTAGGGTATGTAAAAGGAAAGATCCTTCGCGGTTGTGAAGGGTTATAAATTACACCAGTGAACAGGTTCCATCAAAATAGGTGTCTGAATCTCTCTGCGAGATTCAGGCTTTTTTATCCGGCTTCGCCTGGCTCCGCAAAAAAAAGCGTGGCCGTCGTTATCGTTCGGACGGTCACACCTTAATATGCGCAACTTATTATAGTATGAGTTAGCCGGGGTTGCTCCGGATCCTGTGCCAGTATATCGGTCTTGGGTGGCCTTGTGCCAGTGGCAGCCTTCTGCGGTCCCAGGACGGCCGGTATTCGTTAGTGTCCTGCTTGATGGGGTCCGCAAGTTTGGCGCTTGTTATCGCTTTGATCATGCGCTCCAGTTCTGCTGCTGCTTCCTTCATTTCAACAGTGAGGCTACACGTCGCCTGGATAACCTTCTCTATCGCCTTCGGTAGTTCCGGTTTCGTGGGTTCTACTACTATAACCGGGGCTGTCGTTACGACTTCAAGATCTGCGACGAATATCACAGGTGATGCAGTAATAAATATAACGTGATTTCTCATATCGACAAAATATTATAAGTTACATCAGAACGGGCGGCCATCCTCCCAGCCTTCGCCTGTAATATCCCCTTCTTTGGCGTTGTTCTCTGCTGCAGTCTTTGCTCCAGTTATAGAACGTAGGTATATCATTTCGATGGGCTTTGATTTGGGATACTGCGGCGTATCCTCCTCAGGCCTCCGGATGATACGGCCCTGGTTGTTCTGATATTCCTTGGGGTTGTATGCGTCGATATGCTCAGCAGACAGGGCGAAACTTTTAAGACGCTTAGTAAGACTTTGTACGGTGGCTTTGTTGGCGCCTGTAAATCGCTTATAGTCCTCGAATACCTTTTCACGTATTAAGAAGCGGTCCAGATTGCCGCTTTCCGGTGCGAAATATGATGCGGCCCAGTCTGCGAACAGTGCGCCCATATCCTGCAGGTACTTACGTTTGATGATATTACCCATAGGCGGCTGGATCTTTACAGACTGTCCGCATAATGACAGGTAGAAGCGGGTGGCCTGTAAGATGAAGTTAATATCAGCGTTCCAGCGATCGTCGCCGTAGGTCTTGGAAAACAGATCGAATCCGAAATCGTCGCGTATGCTCCTGGATTCGTTGTAGTCGTTGTCTTCCGTCTTCTCGTGGTAGTAATCTGAATTGATGGTGTAGAGCAGTCGGGCCTCCGTGGACGGATCGAAATTGTCCGGGACGTAGTTGGTGGTAAATACCAGTTTCGGGCTGTCCTCGAACGGTATCGTAAAGCTCTGGTTGTTCTTCGGGTTGATGGTCATATCCGAAGTTATAATATCGTAGAATGGCCCTAACTGTAAATACCTGTCACAATCGTCTACGATCAGCATATCCGTATGCTTGCTTACCTGGTCGAGCCAGTGCGGGTTCTTGGTAAGTTCCACATTACGGCCGGAGAGTTTCACCGTCTTACGGAAGTAGGAAAGCGCCTTAAACATAAACGACTTACCAGAACGGCCGTTACATTGGTTATCCTCACCGATCTTGTTATCCATGGCCATAGGCGCCCAGGGGCGGGAAGGTGATTTATATCTGTGCATCATGTAGCCGACAACAAAGATCTTGTTAATGAGGTTCTGCATCTGCTCCCGGATCTCTGAGGCCTCCAGTCCCGGACCGGCTATATCGAATTTGTGCGCGGCCTTATATTCTTCCCGGTCCTTGGGCTCCAAAAACGCCAGGTTATCCTCCAGTTCCTTCCTCCAGTGTACGCGTGAAGTATTGATCAGGAAACAGAAGAAGGGGGAGCGTTCGACGTCGTGTAGTTGTATGTTGTACGTCATATTACCCTCGTCGTCACGTCCCAGGGTGATGGTGAAAAAGTCTTCCAGTTTCTTGTATGGATACTTGATTACGTTCTCCTCCCAAACGTAATTAGCCAGGGCGCTGCTTGTTCCCTTATGCTCAATGATTCCGGAACCTGTCACCTCCAGGCTGCTGTTGGGAAAGAAAAAAATCTGTTTTGTGGCTGTATAGTCGGTAAAGTCGAGGTCTACCTCCTGCAATCGGTCCAGGCTGCTCGTACTGAGGCGCTGGCTGTTTAGTATCAGGTTACGGATCTCCCTGGGTAGTGCCCTTTCCTTGCCCCAGCGCCTCAGGAACTCGGCTATATCCTTAGGAGTAACAGATTTTACGACGTTACCCTCTATTCTTATATATCTCACCTGGGCGCTGTTCTCGTCGTGAAGGGTACAGAATCCGTTAAGTCCCAGGAAGTAGTGCAGGCACTCCGTGTCGATGTCGTGAGTGAATCCGGTACCCTTTGCGTTCGGTTTGCTGCTCCAGAACTTTGCAGGCATGGCCAGTGTCATGAGATCGCGGATATTTCCTTTATCCTTGTATATCTCCATGTAGTCCCTGAAATCCTTGCGCGGGTGGCCTCTGTGGTCCTTGAAGTTGGCCAGGCGTTCGGGTAGCCATATAGTATGTATGTCGATGAAGCGCAGGGCCAGTTCCTTGCCTTTCGTTTTTCCTGTTGCATCCATATCCGGGATATTATACAGGGTTTCAACATACTTCATGATCTCCTTGTATTCTTCTGCAGAAATCTGGTACGTCTCAGAGTTGAACCATATCGGGCAATATCCCAGGGACCTGATACAAAGGGCGTCACGTTCGCCACTGCAGATAAATGCTTCCTTGATCTTCTTTTCCTTGTAAGGCTGACTTTCCGTGTGTGTGCTTTCCCAGCTCTTACGCTCCTCCTCGTTATATACGTGGTGGGCGTGTTTCAGTTCTGCCAGGCCGTTGGTGTATCGCTGTGGCTTCTTACCGGCTGGCGTGTACGTAAATCGCCTTGATTTGTCGCCGTTCTCGCCTATATAGTAAGGTTGGTATACCTTATAAAAACTGTCTTCCTGGCCGTCCTTGGTAAAAGCACACTGACGGGCGAAGATTGGGTATTTGTCGTTAGCCCATATCTCTGTTACCTGTCTGTTTTTGATATATCTTATGAATTTGACGGGGTGCCAGTGCAAGGCCCTGCAGTGATCCTCTGTCACCAGTGGGCCCAAGATCCTGAGTTGGTCGGTAGTGAAATTCTCGGCTATCTCCAGATATGTCTTGCCGTCTTCCTCGTCCGGTTTAGCCTCTCGCGTCTTAAAATCCGGCTTATTGATCTCCGGTTTCAGTTCGCTTTCTACACCGTAGCGCTGAGCAAGCAAGGCGACGGCCTCACTGTTGTACTCGATATGTTCCTCGTACTTACAAACGTCGATAGCGTCCATTTCGTGGCCTGTACCTCCGAAGTCCGTAACTTTCCATCTGTCCCCCTTCTTCCTGATCGACGCGCTGGCAGTCCTTTCGTCTGTCCTTAGTTTGAATTTCTTCGTAGTCCCCACACAGTCTTTCGCCTGTGGGTAGTAGTCGAGGATGATCTGCAGGCCTCCATCGGTCGCGGAAAAGAGTTTGTCTATAAGTTGCGCCATAATACAAAATTTTGAAAGTTACGAATTTTCCCGGCTTTCTGTCGCCTCTGGCTTCTTTATCTCTGCGAGTTTGTGCCAGGGCTGATATACCAGTACTGCAAGCAGGAGCCAAAGGTATGCAAAATTGTTGGAAACAAAAACGACAGCGCCGACAAGCGCCATGTAAGCCACTACGATGATAGCGTGGCAAATGTAGTACGTGTTTTCTTTTTTCATAATCGTATAGTGTTAAGTTCTTTATTTATTTTCGATAGGTATCCATACTTCGTCGATATGTTTTTTCTCGAATCGAAACGAGCAGTCCCATTCGTCCTCTCCTTCTTCAGGAAGCATCAACGGCTGGCATTTTTTCCAGCTTTCAGAAAGTATATGGTCCAGGTATTCGCATCCATGTATTCGATTTTGAAAGAACATCTTTTTTCCCGCTCCTCGTGCGTAATAATATTCAGTCTGAGCGCCATCCGATTTTTTCCAGTCTTCGAGCATGTAGATAGCAGAACATTTCTTTAGTTCTTCGAGGTCCAAAATAACTATTTCCTCCCAGAACGTGGTGCCGTTCTTCATTGCCAGACTTTCGGCATGAGCGCCCAGCCCGCTCTTGGTAGGATTAAAGACTTCATAACCTTTGCTTTTTAGCATTTGTTCGGCTTTGGCAAATTTCTGGAGTGTATACGCACTGATCACCTCCTCACCGATTTTGCCGCTTATATATACTCTCATAATAGGTCTTTTTCGTAAATCAAGTTATACAGGTCGCATACTTCATTATATATTTTGTTGGCTAAAGCTGAAAGCGTCTGCAGGCGTAGGTAGCCGTCATAGTCCAGAAGGAAGTCCTTATTCAGGCTCTCTTTCAGGAACCAGAGATTATGCTGTATTTCGTCTGCATTGCCTGTTACAGCTGCCAGTCTTTTTTCCGTTTCTTCTGATACCTTCTTACATTTCGGGTTCAGGCACTCTTTCCAGTCTTTCATAATCTTTTCACTTCTCTTATTTGGATATCATGGTACACAGTCACGTTAGCGAACATCTTACGGGTCCAGTCTCTCAGCTCTATAGCCTTTAATCTGCTGCAGGGCAGGCTTAACGATTCTCTGCCCCCCCATGTCGGATACCGGTAACTGTATACAGTGGTACTTCTATCTTCATGTTAGCTGTTGTATTAGGTTCGTTCTTTTCTTAAACTCTGTATCGGGGCTTCTGTGCTCGCCAGGCTTGATCGTTCCAGGATAGCCCTTAAATCTACTTACCATGTGGGCCTGCTTTCTACGGTCTTCCCATATATTATGTAGCCAGTCAGGATCTTTGTTTATACCCAGTTCGCGGGCCTTTCTAATTACAGTCCTTGGAGATACGCCCAGGAAATCGGCCACGTCCTGGTTCAAATGATCCGGGAACATCCTACGTAGTTCGTCTATCATCTGGCGGCTCCATGCTATACGTCTCGTTCCGTTTGGTGCTTCCTCTACCCTGTTCGTGTCCGGGTAGTATCTCGCTCCCTTCCTGGATAGTCCGTTTCTTTTGCAGATCTGATATATCCAACTCTGAGAATATTTGAAGGCCTCGCCGATCTCCCTGTACGATTTACCGGCGTAGAACATCTTTATTATATGGGTATCGTTATCTGTATTTCTACGTTTCATCTACTTTCAAAGGATTTATTATATTCTTACTCATTTTGTTAAAGAAAAGGCCTGCTTCTATATCCATATAGATACAAAGGATACTATTTTTAAGGTCCTCCAGGCGGTCGGCGGTCATGGCCCAATAATTTGAGTTAAAGATGGGCGGGCGCTCCGGATGACCGGGATCATGGGCGTATATCTGTACGTTTACGGCCAGTCCTCTGTCTGTCTCTGCCACAGACAAAGATAATCGGCTGTGTTTATTGCAGTTCCCGGATACCCTGGCGGTCTGTACCTGGTTGACAAACTCTACCAGACGCCTGATATATCCTTTTTTCTGCTGTTCCTCGTCTGTAAACATATTGTATTGTATACACACTCCCAGGGACTTCAGCCGGGCCTCTTGTTTTCTGGACCGATTGGCTTCATCCGTTGGCATGATACAGATACTATCTTCACGCAGAAAAGTATATCCCTTCTTACGCATCTGGTATCGAAGATTTCTTAACGCCCTGACTTTATCCATAGCCTACACCTCGAAGACTTTACTTTCTTCTGCTGCCTCTGTTACGATCTCGGAAACTGTCATATCTTTGTAATACGGGAAATTCTCAGGTTCCATCTTGACACGAAAAATACCTGTATTCTTTTTAGGATCCTTCTCTACTTTTTTAACGTGTAGACGTTTTTCCAATTCTTCCAGGAAACGGTGATTACCGAAAGGGGCGAACGATGTTTCCAGTTTGTACGTCTTAGCCGATCCTTCTATCCGGATCCAGCCTGCACCGTTTGGCGCTTCTACTGTCTGTTTCATATTATATAAGTATTAAAATGTGTACTACCTAAAAAATCACCGTACCGGCTATCTCGTTGATCTTATCTTTTGCCAGTTCCGGGATACTGCAAGCACCGGACCTCCAGTTATTGAAAGTTGAGCGGGGGACCTTACAGGCCTCTGTCATTTCCTGTGCTTTTCTCTGTGAATCCTCGATCGGGAGACTACGGAAGTAGTTACGCAGTTTTTCGCTGTTCGCTAAATTTTCAGCCTTTTTAATGTTTTTTGTCGCCATAAATTTTGTATATTTACATTTAATTATTAAATTTACGATGCAAATATACAATTAAAATCGCGTATGTCGATTATAAATCGAGTTAATAATTATTAAACAAAATTCGCGCTTATGGCTAACTTTCAGATTATAAGAGACTTGTGCGAAAAGAAAAATATTTCTATTCGCGATTTGGCTGCCATGGTAAAAATGAAAGATGGCAGTATACACAATTTAATAAAGACGGGATCGACCAATACGGCCACCCTGGAGGCTATAGCTGACGCGCTCGGAGTTTCGCCGGCCGTTTTCTTTGATGAAGTATCGCCTACGAATCAAGAAAAGGAGATCCAGCATTTACGGGAACTCCTGGCAGAAAAAGAACGGACCATAAAAATACTCATGGAACATAAAAAGTAGGCACAATGTAGGCACAGGGAAAGTCTAACAGATTAGGGGACAGCCCTTATGGGATTCCTGGAGGTACCACTCCTCCTTTCATTATGAATCCCGTAAAGGTCTTTTGACCTGAGCGGGATTTTCCTGTGTAAAGGGGTTTCGCGATTTTTTTCGCGTTCCGGTAGTCTCAATAAGATTTTGTAAAAATGTAGGCACAATCCTGAAACAGGTAGTTAAAATAGGCACAAAATAGGCACAAGATATGGCAGTTATCCGAATTATCAGACGTCCAGAAGAAGGGAAAAACGGAAAGTCCCCATTATATGCTGTCTTCTACTGCAGCCGTGAGAAGGTGAGGATCCCGGTAAAGATCAGTGTCAGCGCCCAGGAGTGGGACGTTAAGGGTGAAAAGATCCGGGGGCGTAGCCAGGACGTGAAAGATAATAACCTTATTATAGAAGATACGCGTGCGCGAATATCCGATGTCCTGGTAACTGCCCGTCTTCGCCATGAGAAGCTCACAAGGGAAAGTTTTCTACGGGCCTACAACAGTCCCCGTGATTATAAGGACTTCTACGACTATGTGGACGCCCTGCAGCGTATCGAGGGCCGTACCCTTGCCCTGAACACCTGCAGACAACATGCGGCCGTTATCTCGAAGCTGAGGACCTACCGGCCCGGCCTGGCTTTCCATGAGATCACGCCTCAGACAGTCCGGGGGTTTGTCACCTGGCTACGAAAGATCGGGAACCAGGAGGCCACCGTTTGGAAGAACATATCCTGTCTTAAAACTTACGTTTGTGCCGCAGAGCGTTCCGGGTATATCCAGGACAATCCTTTCAAGTCGATAAAGATCCGCCATCCCAGAAACAAGATCGTCTATCTTACCGAAGGTGAACTTAAGACGCTTATACGTATTTACAACAGTGATCAGTACCGCGACCTTGATCTCCAGTGTCTCCGTTTCTTCCTTTTCATGTGTTTCACCTCCCTGCATGTAGGCGACGCGCTACGCCTACGTATTGAAGACATTCGTGGCAGTGAAATTCATTACACCCGTTCAAAAACCCGCCTTAACGTCTGTGTCCCTCTGTCAGTTCCGGCCGTTAAGTTGGTTGAGTATTACCGTGGCGGCCGTGACAGTGGGCCACTGATCGAGCGTTTTGCAAAGGAGCAGACTATCAACCGGAAGTTAAAAAGTATCTGTTCAGTTGCCGGTATAGATAAGCCGGTCAGTTGCAAGGCTGGCCGTCATACATTCGCCACCCTATATTATCAGAAAAACCGGGATATTCTGACACTGCAGAATATCCTCGGCCATTCTTCTCTCCGTATGACTACCGTCTACGCCCATGTCATTGACGAAGCACGGGCCGAAGGCGTCCACGTTTTCGACGGACTTTTATAGATCCTTGTACTCACTGATCGCGTCAAAACAGGGACAATCCTTAATTCTCTCCCATGGGTCCACGATTCCGTTTCCGTTTTTATCCGGGCTTATATCGCGGTGTCCCATGATCTTAGCCTCAGGATAGCGGGTACGTATCTCTCTGAGCAGCTTACGCAGTTCCGCCTTCTGTTCCGGTGTTCTGTTGTCTACGCCTTTAAGATTCTTATCCACGCCACCGATATACGCAACATTCACGGCGGTAGAGTTATAGCCGTATACGCCGTTAGACACCTGGTTTTCAGGCAGCAGGCTCGTACGTTCACCGTTAGGGCCTATCACCCAGTGGTAGCCTGGTTTCTTCCATCCTTTACGCTTAAATTCTTTCAGTAGGTCGTTGATAGTCTGTCTCTGGCTTCCTGCCGTACAGTGTACGAAGATCCTTTCAATCTTTCTCATTTTCGTAGTCCTCCCAGTTAATAGATTTCTTCATCATCCTACCCTCGTCGATGGTGTTCTTGATATGGTTTTCCACCGTCTCGTAGAACTCGGTAATTTCCTCCAGGGTGTTAAATGTCACCTCCTCCGGTTCCTCGTCTGTTCCCAGTCTCACCGTAATAGGAAGGTTCGACTCGTTGATCATGGCCATAGTGAACCAGTTAGTATAATTTCGCTGATTCTCGGCGCTGAGCCATACCAGCAGGCCCCGGAACTGCAGCCCTTGAAGGATCTTTTCTCTGACGATCTCGTTAATCGCCTCGACAATATCCTTCTTGATGTTCTCCAGGCGTGGCCGGTAACTGTAGCGTAGCCGGTAGTTATAGCCTGTTTCGTCTTCCTGGTGATCCTTGCCGAAGCCGTAGATCACTTCCCATTTTAGACGGCCTACGCGATAGAGGCCGTTCTGTGCGCTTGTTGCGCCGTAGATTTTTTCCATATTACCGCATATTAAATTGTTTAATAAGTCTTTCCACCTCTTTCTCGTCTGGCAGTGTCAGTCCCTTGGCCTTTGCTGATGTCAGCAAGAAAAAGGGGTATCTACCACTGTCACGATCCACCGTTATAGTAGCAAAGAACGGTAATTTACCCGCCTTCTCTGCCTGTTCGAGTATCGCCTTGTTTTCCTGTATGCCGGTCCACATCTTGCGGGGCCTGTTCTCATACAGTATACTGATCACCCATTTCTTCGCAGGTCCCTGCACTGTTGCCGGGTCCTGTCCGTTCCTTCGTGCCTCCTCTACCCTCTCGTCGTATTTCTGCTTTTCGCGGTTAGGAACCACGTCACGCTCGAAGTCGACGACGACGAAGGCCCGATCTCTCAGGTCGTCGGGGCCGATCGTCTTACCCTTGAAGTGCTTTTTACCGTCCTTATAGGTAATTTTGATGTTTAAATCGCCTAAATCTTCCATACGTCTGCCTGTTAATGTTTTGTATAAGTGCCCGCAGTCTCCCCACTTGGCCATCCCCTTGAAGGATCCTATTATCTTCTGTCTCCTTTTCCGGCTCTTAACCTTGTGTAACTTACGGGCCGCGTTCTGTTTTGTTCTCTTTCTTATCCTGGAGTGTTCCCCATCGTCCACGAATCCCAGAAAGTCGTTACCTTCCGTTATCGGTCTTACTGCTTCATTCACCTTGATAGTGAGGCCCAGGCTCTCCACCTCCTCGTGTATGATGTCCCGTATCTTCCACAGATAGCGTTTATTTGGTCCCAGTACCCGGAAATCATCACAGTAGCGGTAATAATACCGTACCCGTTCTGTCTCCTTAAGTCTGTGATCGAGCCTCGAAAGAAGGATATTGCCGAAAAACTGTGAAGATCTCAGGCCTATAGACAATCCATGAGCCATGAGCCTGATAAAACTTTCGAGCATTGGCAGGAGAATCGGGTCTTTTATTCTGGTGCGTATATATTCGATCATCAAGTCCTGGTCTATGCTCTCGTAGAACTTCTTTATATCGCACATATAGTAAAAGGCTGTCCCTTTCCTGTCGTGTCGAATATCCGTTCTTACTTTCCTGAATAGTCGGTGCATCCCTCGGCCCTTAATACTTGCCGCCGATGTTCTTATGACTGTCGGGTATAGATGTCTTTCGACTACTCGCATAACTGCGTTACACCCAATTCTCTGCACCACTGGCGGCGCCTGTATCTTTCTCATTTTGGGGCCGTCCTTGACCCAGAACTCGTTATACCTGGTTACTCTGAACGTACCGTTACCGATCTGCTTCTGCAGTATCCGGATGATCTTGTCTTTCTTCCGCTCGTATCTTTCCCGTATATCATCCTCCAGGTCTTCCGTTACCTCCTTGAAGGACTGTTCCATATTGTCGCGCTCGACAATCTCCGGGATAACATGATGAAGTCTGTTACTTCCCATTGTTTTCTTCTTGATTCCGGGGGCGTTGTGACTTTCAGCCGGTATCCGTCTACTTGCCAGTTATAGCCCCACACCCTGTGATTTTTCCGCTTTCCAGCCGTTCCCGGCTGCTGTTGCCGTGGCTCCGATCCCTCGCCCGCTGCCTTTAGTACACGTACTGCCTGCAGTAGGGGCGATTATTTTTGTTTAGAAGGGTTTTAGTTGGCCAGGCGCACCGCGTTGTTCGTGTTCGAGTTCGACGAAGCGTTGTTCGCGTTCGCATACACGAGGCCACCGTTCGCGTTCGCGTTGTTACTCGACCGGCCCACGCAGCGCCCTATGGGATCGTCTACCATATAGAGGGGACGGCCTGAGCCGTCGCCCTCGTTCTCGTTACAATCCCGTTTCCGGGAGTTGTTCGTTCGTCGCATCATCGAGCGCGTCGATCTCGCTCTCGTTCAACAGCCTTCCAAAGAAGGCCAGGCGCACCGCGCAGTTCGTGTACGAGTGCGACGAAGCGTAGAACGCGAGCGCATACACGAGGCCACCGCTCGCGTCCGCGTAGTGACCCGACCGGCCCACGCAGCGCCCACCTGTATTATTGATCCACCATCCAGCGGCGAAACTCTTACTATACTGTGACGTGTCAGTAGACACAGACGCCGGTATATAGTCACAGTGTCGGCCATGTTTC